TCTCGTCATCTTCTTCCTCCTCTTCAAAAAAAGCAAATGTTGAACTAATAATCATATAACCAAATGGGAACATTAATGGAGGTAATTGGTCTGTGTATATTTTAGGTTCTTGTAGTTTAGCTTCAAGTAATATATCTTCGCACTGTTCATCAACATCAAACAATGAGTTATGAACAATATCAGCAAATTCTTTATTAATGTTATTAGCCACCTAATCCTCCGATTAATTGAGCAATTCCAGGTGGTGGTCCTTGTGGTGGCAAGGATTGTCCACCTGGTCCTGCTTGTTCTACAAAAGATATTTCTTCCTCTGTCATTTGAGGTTCTTGAGGAGTAAAAAACTTATCTAAAATATTTTGTACATCACCAGGATTTTTTCTAATTTCAACAATAGCCATTGTTGCTCTTTGGTCTCCTGCTTGTGATTGTGCAAGTAAAGTATCAAATAAAACATTATCTGCTTTTTCTCTAGTTATTCGTTCATTAACTCTAACTATGTTATCTAACCCATCAAGATTTTCTTGTAAGGTTTGAGTATCTATGATACCTGCTTGAAGTAATTGCAGCCCTGTAACTATCTTCTGTGGTTCATCATAACCAGCCATAGCACCATAGACTCTTCTTGTCTTGTAATTAAAACCTATATCTTTTTCTGGGTCATACTTTTCAGAGAAAAACTTATTATCCATATATCCAGATAGTGATTTTGATTTACCACCATACATAGCACTATCCCATTCAAGTCTTTTAGCATCTGTCTGTTCTATAGCATCTGCCATTACTGTATGATATTCTCTAATCATTAATGACATTGATGCACCTAATTCTTCTAAACCTCTACCAGTAGCAAAAGCTAATGGTGATTGTGAATCATCAGTAACTGGATAAGCACCACCAATTCTAAGTTGTCTTTCAACTCTATCTATCTGTTGAAAAATCTGATAAGGAACATTTGATGCAGGTTTAGAAACCTGTGTACCAGGAGCTAAATAGTTTACAGCAAATCTGCCTTTTCTATATTGTCCTGATTCAAGTTCACCTGAAATGTTTGTTTCAGTAAATACTGCATCTTCCATAGCAATAATGCTCATAACATTAATCTTTGCCATAGCTGCCATTAATCCAATTATTTGGTCATACTGTCCTTGTAGCTGGTCAAAAGAAAATTTCTTTGCTACAACGAAAGCAGGACCACTAGATAATGGATTAGGAATAAAATCAAATATTGCACCAGATGACATATGAAATATGTAAGTTCCTTCTTCACAATAATATTCAGATATTAAATCTCCTTGTCCGTTTGAGTTTGCCCAAGAACCTGCATAAGAATCTGTATAAGGTGAAGCTGAACCACTACCAATAGATAATCCAGTACCCATATCTTTTGCATAAATCTGTTCTTTATAATTTGGATATACTTTAGCAAGTGCATATTTTGGAACTCTACGAACTACAGACATTTCCTTTGGTTGTTGGTCTGCACCAAAATAACCAGGAAAACAGTTATAAGGGTCTCTTAGTTCTGCACAAGGATAAGGAACTCCGTTAGCATCTTTCTTTTCTCTAATAACCCAAACAGAAAAACCATAACCAGGTAGCCATCTACCAACTTGTGGCATTTGTATATCTAGTCTTTGGTTTTCATCATAAGCAGATATGATTCTTGACATTTTTTCTGCTTTTTGTTTTGACCTTTCAGAATCTCTATCGTTAGGAATATCAATCTTTAAATTTGGAATACGACCTATTTTCTGTGCTAAATGTTCTAATCCTGTAGACATTAAGTTAGGAACTGGTACTTGCCAATCTTGGAATCCTTTTATCTGGTCTCCAAGTAAAGCCATAATACCTGAAGGTCCACCATTCATTATTGAACGAATACGACCTCTTGTTGCATAAGCATCTTGATTATCGTAATGTAACTGCGTTATCTTATCTTGTAATTCACTTGCGTCCATAATTAACTCCAGGGAGCTTCGTTGATTTCACTCAAATCCCACTCTCCATAACTTGGTTTATAATCCAATCCTACCTCAGCTAGTCGTTCTTTGCCTAATCTTCTTATAACCTTTAATGGAAACCAACTAGCCATTACCACATCAGATTTATAACTTTTCGCCTTACTTGCTTTACTAGCAGCAGATGAAAAATAAATTAGTTGTCTACGATATATATTACTCTTAGTTTCGCTTTCTGTATCGCCATAAGGCAAACTTATTAGTTTTTGTTCAAATAGCGATTGCATACTTCCAACACCATAAATTGGGTCAAATTTGTTTTTCTGTGTTTGATGTCCTTCTAAATGAATACCCATTTTTGATGTATAGTCTTTTATTTTTTCATCTTGTCTAATAGCTTTCTGAAATCCGTTTTCTTCAATAACCCAGTGAGCTAAGTGATACTTATCATACCATTTTTGTATTGACTTTTTAGCTTGTAAAATACCACCACCTTCTTCATTTTCAATATCTACTAAGTACATCATTCCAGTATCAGAATCTACTGCCCATAAAAAACAAGCCTGAAATCCTGTAGACGCAGGGTCAAGTCCAGCAATCAAATGAGTGTTAGCAGGAATGTGTCCTATGCTTCTATTCATATCTCTACATTGGTCAATATCTTCAGAGTTAAACATTGTAATTCCTTCAACAAAGGCTTTATTTAAATACACCATTTCAAATATTGCCCTACCTCCTGTAGTATCAGCATTATTCTTTTGAGACAGTAACCATTTGTAACTTCTTTTACCTTCCCACAACATACAGTCCGTATGTTCCTCAATATCTAATTCAGGTAATATACATTCGGAACTATGTGCTTCTTCAACTAAAGTATCAAACTCTGGGTTGTCTAAAAGAAAATTATAAATATCTTCAGGGTGCTGTCTTGAACCAATAACAACAATAGCTGTATGTTCCTCTTTTCTTGATGAAAGAGTTGTAGTCCACCACTGTCTTGTCTGTTCTCTTGCACTTGGTTGAATAGTTGTTCCGTGGTCCTCAATGTCATCAGCAATAATTAAATCACAGTCTCTTGAAAGAATCTTTCCACCTTTACCTACAGCAACCATTGTTGGTGATTTAATACCAGTTACAGTTCTTGTGCCTACAGTAAACTGACCTGATGACCAAGACTTACCACTTCTAACTTTTGGTTGGAACTTTTCTCCTGGACCACAAAAGTCATCATTAAGTTGTTCATTATTTTCTAAGGTATCTAATACAGCACCTACTGCATTTTTAGCTATGTCTTCATTACCACCTACCCACATAATCCTTACATTAGGATTTTTACAAATCTGCCAAACAGCGAAGTGAGTTAGTAAGTCAGTCTTGCCGTGTCGTGGTGGTGAGAGAATCATCTGTTGTCCACCTTCTTCTATTGTTTTAACAATCTGATTAATCCAGTTTTCGTGAAACTCTGCTGTTTCGTACATATCTCCAGTTTCTGTTCTAAAGTACCTATCTCTAAAATCTTTAAAATCTTTTAATGATTTCTTTGCAGCTACTGGTGTCTTCCAAGTTTTCTTAGCTTCAAAATTTTCTTTATCTTCTAGGTACGCTATGTACATCTTTGTAACAAGACTTCTTGAAACCCCCATCTTGTCAGCAACTTGTTGATGAGTATATATCTTATCTACTAACGATTCACCAAACTCTTTGACAAAGTCATCATAGTATTTACCTCTAGCCATAGAGTCTTGAGGTCTCTTTGGTTTTAACTCTTGATTCTTTAATTTGTTTTTAACATAGTGAACTCTGCTCTTACATTTTTGAGAACAGTATGGAGAGTTATTCCTTCTTTGTTTCCTACAGGTCTCTCCTGAAACATCATTTAATCCACATCTTGGTCTTGGCATTATTTTTTCTTAGGCAGACTTTTTATTTTGCCATTTTGTGTTCTAGCGTATCTATGTGTTTTTGTTTCTCTACTAGGAATTAAAGTACCACTGTATCGTTTGCCACCCCACATCCAACTTACTAATCCACTTGATTTCATATTTCTCCTTTACCAAGCTCTACACGACCAGTATCGTGCAGTTGTTTTATCCTTAGCTGTACTACATTTGTGTCTAGCACGAAACGAAGCTCTAGCTCCAGGATTGTTTTTTCTTATCTTCATATTAGGGTCGCCAAACATTATTTTCTTGACTTTCCCATTTTTCATTACAAAGACTTTAGATTTTTTTCTTCCATAGCCAGGCTCACCTTTCCTTATAGGAGTAGGTGAGTTTAACTTTACTTTCATTCCACGCCATTCAGCCATTATCTTTTTTTTCTACGACTTTTGTTTTTCTTCATACCTTTTTTGTATGAGTAATTACCCTTCGGCATCTTTTCTCCTTCTATACTAAATACTTATGAGTGAATACATAAAAGGAAAAACTTATCCTAATAGCAAACCCTCTACTACCTATAGTAGTGGAAGAATCTGTGTTCAAAAAGATTGCTCCACAATTATTTCTAAGTATAACAAGTTCAAATATTGTAATAATCATAAACCAAAAACATATCCAAGAATAAAAGGAAGAACTGCTCCTACTGATTTACAGAAACCTTTGCCGTAGGCAAAAAAATTATTTTTTGTAGGGAGGTACTTTTGCTCTTGCGAGTTCCAGTACCTTTGGTTTAACACCCTACTTTCCCATTTTAGACACCCTAGACTAGCTAGGGCGATAAACAGGGAATTTTTCCTTGATACATTGAAAGGGGAACCTCAATGTAATTTCATTATACACACATCCTTGTAAATTATTCAACTTGTGATATAGTTAATTAAAATATTTTTATTACATAGAAAGATACAGGTAAAGAGGACATCAGGAGTACAAAAGGTTCACCAGGAGAAATCCTGCCCAACTAGAACAGACAAGTGAACTACCCAAGGTCTTTTGAAAAATAAAAATTAAATCTTTTCGCAACTCTATTGCCAGTAATGCCTGCTATTCAGAAACCCCAACTAGAATACAATATATTGAAGAAATGTAAAGAGTGTAAGAACACTTTAAAACAGATAACAGGTAACCAGTACTACTGTGATAGTTCACCTAGTAATTGTAGTAAATCAACTAAAACTATTACAGTAAAGTAACTGTTTTTAATACAGTTTGTTACTCATAAATAAAGATGTCTAAGACATAATAAAGATACCCCCCAAGATTGACATTCCCATAGGTTTTATTGGTAGTTTTTACCAATTTATAGAGTTATTATATCTAAGTGTAATTACTTAGATTATATATGATTATCTATGTAGATAATATGAGTTGTTATGTAGAGGAATTGAAGAAGATTGATAACCAACCCCCTGGCCATATTTAAATAAACCTAAACCAAAAATCTAGATAATATTTACACTCTAAATTTGACAAGTAAAGAGAACTTTACTAAGGTTATATTATAAGTTTCAATACAGTTATAGAAATACACTTGAGGACTTATAAAAGAAGAAGAACTAAAAGGGGAAATTAGAACTTTAACCCATAATAAAAGGGAAGTTCTGGGGGAACGATAGACCGAGCCACCCTCACCAAAAAGGCAGGAATGAATAAAGTCCTTAAATAGTCGTAAAGTGGTAATGAAAATATGATACCCCCTTTAAACTGTTTGGAACAGAAAGTAGGGGACTATGGAAAAAAGAGTAATTAAAATTGCAGTTGAAGTTTCAGATAATTTTGAATTGCAATTAGAAGATGTTAGGAAAATGTTATCTAATAAATATAAAAATGATTTCTTTCAGGTTTTATGGCTTGAAGATAATCAAAGTGGAAAATTAAAAACAGTTAGCAAAAATAAATAATGGAAGATAACAAAATTACAGTCAAATGTAATGACTGCAAAAAACCTAGAAAAGCAATAAGAAAATGGAACTATAAATATAAAGAGTTTATGTTTCAATTAAAATATTGTCTAGGTTGTTATAAAAAACAATACATTAATAAATAAATTAATCGTTCCGAGCAGTTTAAAGAGGGTATCAAGATACTTTGTAAGAATAGCCCTAACGGAAAGAGGGGAACTATGGGAAAATTACACCATACGAAATATAAAGAAAACTATAAAAAATATATATTAAATCTGATTGAAGTTGACGGAAACGAAAAACCATTAACAACAGATGAAGAAAAAATTAAATATATATTTGATAGGTTCAATAGTGAGTATGATTTTCAAATCAAAATATATGGAAAACAAAAGGCAATGGTTGAATGGCTTTCAGGACTTGCTTTGGATATACCATATAAGAATTGGGAGATTATAGAACTAGCTATTGAAATGGGAAGCATAGAAAAAGTACCTAGTGATAAATTAATAGAAAAAGTAATTAATAATTATTGGGTATTTATGGCGAATGTAATCTTAGGGTTTGAGCCAAAAAAAGAAAAAATGAGCCAATCAAAGAGAGAAAAAATAAAAACTGTATTCAGTTAATTAAATGTTTAGGGCTGTTCTTAGAGAGTATCAAAAGATATTCTTGAAAGGGGAAACTATGAAAAATAAAGGAAGTAACTTTTATTGGGAAAGATATCAAGAAAAAGACTACATTGACAAGCATAGGAATAAAGATAACAGTTATTCTATCGCCAAAGGTGGTTATTATGGTATCAAATCATTGTGGGAATATGCTAAAAACAACATTCCAAATAAAGAGAGAATGCCGTTTATGGTGTATGCTTTAGAATGGACTAAAGGGACACTTGAAGAAGGAATTAGCAAAGTTGAAGAAAAATTGTATATTATAGATACAAATTCAACTGCTATAACTTGGAGAGGAAGACCAAGAAGACCAGCACAATGGACAAGATTACATAATAGTACAATATCTAAACCAAAATATAAAAGATAACTAGCATAGACCACATTTAAAAGTGTGGTCAATGGTAGGTATCATAAAGTTATCACAATAGCTTTACTACTTGCAAGGACTTGCAGTACAAAGGTAGTAGAGAAAAATGAGAGCTAGAATAGGCAAGACACTCTGAAATAATAAAGTTGGACTGCAATTCAACTGATGAGGCGTAGCTGTAGCAAAACAGGAAAAACTACGATAGGGAGCTAGTGAGGGACAGTTTGGTCGCTGTGAAACTACGAAGTTGCTGAAAAGATGAAGTCTAGGTAAAACAACTGTGGTCATCTCATCTATTGGTTATAAAGTTATGCGAAAGCAGTCTAACCAACAAACTTTATAACAAGATAACTTTATGATACTTATCACTCACGAAAGGGGAATATATGAAAAGATATGATTATAAATTTACTACAAATAAAGGTAGTGAATTAATTACTGTTAAAGGTAAAGGCATTAAGAAAGCTATTAAAGAATTTAATGCACCATTTTTAACAGTAGAATATATCAATAAAAATAATAAATTGATTAATAAAAAGGGGTAAATATTAAAGCTATCTATAAGTAAATACCGACAATGTTGAAAGTATTAACAGTACCGATATTGTTGAAAGTATTGAAAGTAGGTAGCTTAGTATCAAATAGGTTAAGAGCTTATGATTGTATGAACTGCGAAAGCGACACGATACAACCACCTGTTTGGTACTAAGCTATCTATAAGTAAGAGTTAGGTAAGACTTGCCCTGTTGCACCTAACGACTGAAAGTAGGTAGCTTAGAGCATATAGCAGGTGAGCTAAATAAAAAAAACCACTCTGTATTGAGAGTTAGCACACATTGGACAACACCTAACTTTATGTTCTAAGCTATCTATAAAGATTAACATATTAGAAAGTCCCCCTTTCTAATACGGAGAACACCCCCATTAAGTTGGGGGTGTTTTTTTTTTGGTCTTAAAAAATCTAAAGTAAAAGTATAGATTTATAAATTATTAGTAAAATAACCTTTACTTTTTATTTAATTCTGTTAAGATTGTATTACAAAGATAAATAGAGGAACAAATGATTACATATTTTAAAGATGATGAGGGCAACAAATGGTATCAGTTTAAAGCTAAAGATATAGATATGTTGCTACCTGCTATGGAAGATGTAAAGTTTGAAGAGATTGCAGATGAAGAAGAGAGGAATAAATAATGGCTGATTTAATTGAAAGATTAACGATAGACATAATTACTGAAGATTGTGGAGATACTTATTCAGCACTAGACCACATATACCAATGGGTTGAAGAGAATGGATTAGGACAACACATAATTAATAGCGATTCAGTAAAACTAAAACTAGTAGAAAAGGAATAAATAATGAAGAAGTTAATTAATTTATTTAAACCTACTTATGCAATTATTTGTAATCAAGGTACAGGTTTTAATGAGTGGGTATGTATGAATGAAGATGAAATACTTGAATTGTATGCAAATAATTATGTAGATAATGATTTTGCTGAGGAAGAAAACTTAGACAATCTAAAAAGTTGGCTAAGTTTAGAGTGGATTTCTGAAGTATATGAAGTAATTATTTTTAAGAGCAGAAAATCACTTGAAGATATGAACGATAAAGATTATAAAAAAGCTATTAAGAAGAACGATATATTTGGCGAGAATATATATGAACGATTGTGTTCAAGAACATATTAGAAAGAGAGGAAGAATAATGTGTGATGAACTACACGAGATAAACCAATTCACTAATGAATTTATATGGTGTATTTATTGTGATGAATTTATAGGAAAGTTAGAGGAATAATGAAATACAAAGTAAGAGGTTATCAAAGAAGATATGTAAGTGAAGATATATTTGAAGCTGATAACGAACAGGAGGCTACTAATTTAGCTTTCAATAGCCACTACAAAGGTGGCTTAATGTTGAAATATATGGAAAATGAAGAAGCTAATCAAATTAGTTTTATAGCAGAACCATATTGGGAGGAGGAAGAATGAAAATTATTATTGATGGTATTGAAACAGAAGTAAAAGTTAATGATGAATTTTTAGAGGGAACATTCTTAGAAACTTTATATGAATGGCTTGACTCTAATGAAATTGATATAGAGTTTGAGGAGAAATAATGGAACATAAACCAATAGTTAAAGCTATGGAAGAGACACATAACAAACTGAATAGAGGTAGAAGTTATTTTGGTATGGGATATGTAGATAGCTACGACTTATTAGAGAGATTGATTGCTGATACAAAATATGAGTTAGAAAAACTAGAGAGAACAAAGAAAATTGGTATAAAGTTTTGGTCTGATACACAACTTATGAGATACAACGAAAGCAAATACCATAAGAAGCAGTTAATAGAAAAGCTAGAGTTCTTGTATAAAGAAGCAAGAAAATCAGAAATGATATATGACGAAGCAAGGGCAAATTCAATAGAAGAACCACCAAGAGAAGTAGAACCACCATTTTAAAGAAAGGAATAAATAATGAGTAAGTATTTAGCAGATGATTGCACAGTAGATTTAGGTATAGATGATAGTGGTAGCTGTATTAGATGTACTTATGGCGACCTAGATACCTATAACAAGGAAAGGAATAATGACAACAATAACTTTAACTTATGAGGAAACTTATGATTGTGAATATTGTACTTGGTATTGGGAAAATACAGACAAGATACAATTAAAAACTCCTTGCGAAGACCATTGGGAGGAATAATGAGTGCTGAATTACAAACATTAAGCATAGGATTAACAACTTTAGTTATATTGTGGTTGCTTCATAGCACTACTGATATAGCTGTATGGGTAGGATTAAAGAAAGAGAGGAAGAATGACAGTTAAAGAATATTATGTAATTGAAACTACAACTAAACGATATACAGTTAAAGCTAATAGTAAAGAACAAGCTATTGAAGATATGGAATATGAACGAGATACAGTTGATAAACTATATACAAAAGTAATAGACAGAGATGTTTGGGCAGAGGATAAGGAATAATGTTAATAATACACAAATCTGATATAAAACCTATGACAAAAGTATTTGATAAAATGACTTTGACAATGTCAAATGATGTTTATAATGGAAGTATGGAAACATTAGAGATTGATGTGCCGAAAGAGTGCAGTATAATTGTACTCTTAATGAATGATGTTGCTATGAATTTTAATTCTACAAGTGATTTACAAAGACATTGCAGGAGAGCTCGTTTAAGGATAACAGGAACAGCCACACAAGGCACGACCTTTTTAGTCCAAGCACAAAAAGAAGACAATAGTCTTTAAATAACAGATAAAAGAAATACAGAGAGGAACGAATGAATAACGAATTTACTATTGACCCTAAACAACTATTTGAAAGAGAGATACAAGAGTTAGGTGTAACCCAAGAGGAATACTTCAAAGAAAAAAACCTACAAGATTTAGAGTTTGTTTACAAACTAATACAAGAGAATAAGCAGAATGAAAAAGAGCTTGTTGATAGAAGAAATAAATTAATTATGGACTCATACAATATACACAAGGTATCTATGCAGAAGATAGCAGATGTGTTAGGTGGTATGACAAGACAAAATGTATGGCTAATTATAAATGACAACACTAATCCAAAAGTTAAATCGGATTAGTGTAGAAAGGAACAATGTATAATTGTTAGCTTCATTCTATCAAAAAATGTCATACATAAGTATTAAAGTAAAAGAAAAGATAAAGAGGAGAAAATAATGGCTAAGTTTAACTTAGATAATTATGAGTTAGTAGAAGATAGACTTAAAAAATTCTGGAAAGATAACCCAGAAGGTCGTATCAATACTGATGTAGTAAGCAGTAGTGATGACGGAACTATGGTAATAGTTAAGGCAGAACTATTTATAAACAAGAATGATGATACACCTGTATCTAGTGGACTTGCACAAGAGACTAAAGGTCTTGGTGGTTTCGCTAACAATGAAGCGTGGCTAGAAAACTGCGAGAGTAGTGCAATAGGTAGAGCATTAGCTAATTGGAAGTATCAAGGTAATAAAAAACCTAGACCAACACAAGAAGAGATGAAGAAAGTAGTTGAAGATACCCCAAAAAAAAAAGAGGTAGCACAAGAGATTGGGACACCCCATTCTAAACCAAGAATAACTGAAGCAAAACTAAAAGAAATAGTCTTAACAAGTTGTAAAGATAATGTAGATTTCGCAAAGAAATGTTATAAGGATTGTATGAATAGAACAATTATTAAAACAAGACAAGATGACATAGCACTTTGGGAAGATGAAACTATAACAAAATTCCTAGATTTAGTAGAAATTTATATTACTAAACACGAGGATAGTTTTAAAGATAGAGAAAGTAATTCAAAATTAATCAATGACGGACTTGATGTTGGTTTAGAATTAGAAGAAATAGAAGACAAAGTAGAGGAGAAAGAAATGGACTTTGACAATGACGATTGGAAAGCAGGTAAAGAAGAAGACCCAATGACTGACGCACAAGAGGGCTTTTTAAAGAGCTTAATAACACAAGCTATTGATAGTGGCTTAGATGAATTAGGTGCTCAAGCTAAACAATATCTTAATTCAGGCAACACAAGTAAAGTTACTTGTAGCGATTGGATTAATAAACTAAAGAATGCAATAGACAAGGCTAATGGGTAAATGTCTTAGTTGTAATATTGGCGACCAAGATTTGTTTGGAGAGCCAACATACATAGAAGACGGATATTGCGAAGATTGTAGAAAGGCACTTGTTTTTGACAGAAGAAGAAATTATTAAAAAACTTAATACTTTATTTCCTAGTATGGAAGAGTTAGTTAAATGTGAAGATGAATACTCACATTACGATTGTGAAAACGATACATACATAATGGAGATTAAATCAAGGGATAGACATTATGACCCTTGGCTTATACAAAGAGATAAGTTTGTATCTAATTACGACAAATCAATAGAAACAGGAAGAAACTTTATATACTTAACAGAATATAAAACAAAAATTATTACTTGGAATATAAATGATTTGGTTACAAGTGGTTATGACTTTGGTTGGGAGGTAAGAGAAATGCCAGAAACAACAGAGTTTGAACAGACTGAACCAATACTAAAAGAGGTAGGTTATTTATATGAACAGTATGGAAAGAAGATATAGGAGGAACAATGGCTAAAACAGTTGAAGAACTTATTAAAGAAACTGCTGAATGGTTTGCAGGAGAATTTATGTGGTTAGAAAAAAAAGATTACAAACGCATAGATGATTCAAACAGACTTAAAGAACATAAAGTAATAGCAGAATCTAATTTAAGAATTTTCTTAAATGATTTAAAAAAAATAAAGGAGAGTAAATGAGCGACTTATCAGTCAATGAAGCAGACCCAGTAGTTCTATTAAAGGAACTATTAAATAGAAAGACACCAGAGATTGCACTACCTAATGGTCAAACACAAGGTGGTAGCCCAATCTTTAAAGAACATTCTATTATTAATAAAGCTGGGAAGGTTCAACTGTTAGGGATAATGGCTAATGTAGAGTTAGTTGTTACACCTTCAGAAGAAGAAGAATAGTGTCGGACACTTACGATTATCTTTTTAATTGTGAGGATTGTGGCGAAGAGTTCACTGAAGAACTACATAGATGTATTCATATAACAGGAAATAGATAAAATTAAGGGAATGAACGATAATAAAAAAACAGAATATGTACATATTGAATCTTCTAAAAAAGAAGCAAATTGTGCTGTATGTTTAAGAGTTATAAGAAAAAACTCTCCTGCTAAAACATTGGTAGTAGATGATGTATTGAGAGCAACAACTCTTTATTGTCCTACTGGTGTTAAACATATAGAAAGTGCTACAGAATATAGAGAATACTTAACTGAAGTGTTAATGGTAGAAGAGAAAAAAGATTATAAACCAAGTTATATTCAAAAGAAAATTCGTGATTGGGAAATACATAGGATTAGAAAAGGATATTTAAATCCTGTTCAAATATCTTTTGTTACAAAAGAACACAAAAAAGCTCACGAAGAATATGTTAATTATCAAATAAAAAAACTTCATAGAGAACTTCAATTAAAAAGAGAAAAAAATAAAGAAGACGAACAAGAAATTTTACAAAAAATTGTAGAGTTTGAAATAAATAAAAATTAAACTATCTTGTAGTTACTCCAACCATTCTTATCTATCGTAAAGGTTAAGACACCAGGGTCATTCCACATACCAGTTCTTGCAGTAAAATCTTTACTTGAATCAATACTTGGACATTGAAACCAAGTTCTCTTACCTTGTTTAAGTAATCTTGGGTGGTGATAATGACCTGTAATTAAGATTTCAGCAGCACCACTAGGCAACCAACCAAACATTTGTCCTTGCCACCACTTCATTATCTTACCTTCTGGACCTGCACCACCTGTAGTCATATGTCCGTGTGTTATAGCTACA